ACAAGGATTTGCAGAGAGAAGGTCTAAATAATACAATTTATAGTGTAGCACATGAATACGTACCTACAAATGAACTTGTTAAAAAAAATAAGGCAAGAAGTTGGGTATATGGGTATAACGAGAAGTATGACTTAGTAGTAATTTCAAGAACAGGACAGGTAGGTCAAATAATAAATATCTCAGGACTTTATATAGCACTCCCTGAAGCTCCTGACAAGTGCAGTCAAAACGATTCTATAAAAGCAAATCAATTTTGGAAAAGAGAAGATATACCTAAAGACTTATCAAAGATTAAGTCAATATTCCATTGGAATGAAATGCCTCCTCAATTTAAAGATAGATGGGTAGACTATATTGAAGAGCAGTTTGATTATAGAGAGAATGGTTATTGGTTTATGAATAATGGTGTTAAAACATATATTACAGGATCGCATTGGATGTATTTACAATGGGCAAGTATTGATATTGGATATCCTGATTTTAGAGAAGCAAATAGAATATACTTTATTTTTTGGGAGGCGTGCCGAGCAGACTACAGGTCTTTTGGTATGATATACTTAAAGATAAGACGTTCAGGATTCTCGTTTATGTCATCTTCGGAATGTATTAATATAGGTACACTTGCAAGAGATTCTCGTATTGGTATTCTATCAAAAACAGGTAGTGATGCCAAAAAAATGTTTACTGATAAAGTTGTTCCAATAAATAATAGATTGCCTTTCTTTTTTAGACCTATTATGGATGGTATGGATAAACCTAAAGCTGAGTTGGCATTTAGAATACCTGCGTCTAAAATTACGAAAAAAAACATGTATGATGTTGGTAATAATGAAATGGACGGATTAGATACAACAATAGATTGGAAGAATACAGAAGAGAACTCTTACGATGGAGAAAAGTTATTATTTTTAGCTCATGACGAGAGTGGTAAATGGATTAAGCCAAACAATATATTGAACAATTGGAGGGTAACTAAAACTTGTTTAAGATTAGGTAGCAAGATAATTGGAAAGTGCATGATGGGTTCTACATCAAATGCTTTGAGTAAGGGTGGTGATAACTTTAAAAAGTTGTACGAGGATTCAAGGATTAGTTTGAGAAATGCTAATGGGCAAACAAAATCAGGATTATATGCTTTGTTTATTCCTATGGAATGGAATATGGAAGGGTTTATTGATAGGTACGGTATGCCTGTTTTTAGAAAGCCATTAGAAGAGATAGGAGGTGTTGATGGTAATATGATAAAAAATGGTGCATTAGATTATTGGGAAGCAGAGGTTGATTCTTTAAAGAATGATGCTGATGCTTTGAATGAGTTTTATAGACAGTTCCCACGTACTGAATCACATGCATTTAGAGATGAGAGCAAAGAAGCAATATTTAATCTAACCAAGATATATCAACAGATTGATTATAATGACTCAATGATTAAAGAGCATTATATAACAAGAGGTTCTTTTCATTGGAAAGATGGGGAGAAAGATACTACTGTTATATGGACTCCTGATAGGCACGGAAGATTTTTAACAAGTTGGATTCCAAATAAGCATTTGCAAAACAATGTTTATAATAGAAATGGAGTTATGTATCCAGGAAATGAGCATATTGGTTCATTTGGATGTGATCCTTATGATATATCAGCTGTTGTTGGTGGTAGAGGTTCTAATGGTTCTTTGCACGGAATGACTAAGTTTCACATGGACGAAGCCCCTGTAAATGAGTTTTTTTTAGAGTATATAGCAAGACCTCAAACTGCTGAGATATTTTTTGAAGATGTGCTAATGGCTTGTTTTTTTTATGGTATGCCTATACTTATTGAGAATAACAAACCAAGATTACTGTATCATTTTAAAAATAGAGGTTATAGGCATTTTTGTATGAACAGACCTGATAAGCAATATGCTAAATTAACAAAAACAGAAAGAGAACTTGGTGGTATACCAAATTCTTCTGAAGATGTAAAGCAATCGCATGCATCCGCAATTGAGTCTTACATTGAGAGATATATAGGAATGGATTTGGTAGGAGCGTATAGAGGTTCAGATGAAATGGGTACAATGCCATTTACAAGAACATTAGAAGATTGGGCAAAGTTTGATATTAACGATAGGACTAAATTTGATGCGGCTATAAGTTCAGGGTTAGCAATTATGGCTAATCAAAAACATATGTATGTTCCTGAAAAAAAAGAATCAAAAATTAGTATTAACTTCGCAAGGTATAGCAATGATGGTACAACAAGTCAAATAATTCGATGAAAGATATATTAATAGACATAGTATCTACAAATTTCCCAAGTCAAATGGCAACAGACGCTGAGAAGGCATCTGATTCTTTTGGTTTGCAAGTAGGTCAATCCATACAATATGAGTGGTTTAGAAAAGACGGTAACTCTTGCAGATACTATAGTCAATGGAGAGAATTCCATAGACTGAGATTGTATGCAAGAGGCGAGCAGTCTGTAGCTAAATATAAAAACGAGTTGGCTATTGATGGAGATTTGTCGTATCTAAATATAGATTGGACTCCCATTCCTATTATACCAAAGTTTGTAGACATAGTAGTTAATGGAATGTCTGACAGACTTTTTAAAGTAAAGGCGTATGCTCAAGATGCTATGTCTCAAGCTAAAAGAAACAAGTATCAAGATGCAATGGAAGCAGAGATGGCTTCTAAAGAAATCTTAACAACAATAAAAGAAAAGACAGGTGTTGATGCTTTTACAATGGACCCTGATACGCTTCCTGAAACAGATGAGGAATTGAATTTGTATATGCAGTTAAATTATAAACCTGCTATTGAGATTGCTGAAGAAGAAGCTATAAATACAATTTTTGATGAAAATCATTACGATGAGACAAGAAGAAGGATTGATTATGATATGACTATACTTGGTATAGGAGTAGCAAAGCATGAGTTTCTTCCCGGCGCAGGTGTTAAAATATCTTATGTAGATCCTGCAAATATTGTTTATAGCTATACTGAAGACCCTTATTTTAAAGATTGTTTTTATTGGGGAGAGATTAAAACTCTACCAATGACGGAACTTTTAAAAATAGATCCTAAATTAACCAAAGAAGACCTTCAAAACATATCTCAACAAAGTCAAGGATGGTATGATTACTATAACGTAGCAAGATTTTACGAGAATAGTTTATTTCATAGAGATACATGTACGTTAATGTATTTTAATTATAAAACGACTAAAAAAGTTGTTTATAAAAAAAAGATACTTGAAAATGGTGGTTCTCGTGTAATAGAAAAAGACGACACGTTTAATCCTCCTATTGAGATGATGGAAGAAGGTGGTTTTGAAAAGTTAGAGAAAACTATTGACGTTTGGTATGAAGGAATAATGGTAATGGGTTCTAACATTTTATTGAAATGGGAAATGTCTGAGAATATGGTTAGACCTAAATCAGCAACTCAACATGCAATACCAAATTATGTAGCTTGTGCTCCTCGTATGTATAAGGGTGCAATTGAGTCGTTAGTTCGTAGAATGATTCCATTTGCTGATTTGATTCAGATAAGTCATTTAAAATTACAACAGGTAATAGCTCGTGTTGTTCCTGATGGTGTATTTATAGATGCCGATGGTTTAAATGAGATTGACTTGGGGACAGGTGCGGCATACAATCCTGAAGATGCATTAAGATTATATTTTCAAACAGGTAGTGTTATAGGAAGAAGTTATACGCAAGATGGCGAGTTTAATAATGCAAGGGTGCCAATTACTCAGCTTACGTCAAACTCAGGAGCAAGCAAGACGCAAATGCTTATAGCTAACTATAATCATTATATGGATATGATAAGGGCTGTAACAGGCTTAAATGAAGCTAGGGATGGTTCTATGCCTGATCCTAATTCATTGGTTGGTGTACAGAAGTTAGCAGCATTAAACTCAAATACTGCAACAAGGCATATCCTTGAAGGGGGTTTGTTTATTTATAGGACAATAGCAGAAGCATTAACATATAGAGTTGCAGACATATTAGAGTATGCTGATTTTAAAGATGACTTTGTAAATAAAATTGGAAAGTATAATGTTTCTATTTTAAATGACATCTCTGATTTGTACATATATGATTTTGGTATTTTTATTGAAATATCTCCTGACGAAGAGCAAAGGTCTCAACTTGAAGCTAATATACAAATGGCATTATCTAAAGGAGATATAAATCTTGAAGATGCCATAGATATAAGAGAGATTAAAAACATGAAACTTGCCAATCAATTGCTAAAGATGAAGCGAGTTAAGAAGAATGATAGAGAAGAGAAGATGAAGATGCAACAACAAGCAATGATTGCTCAGCAACAAATGCAATCTCA